ATGTTCGAACGCTTAAAGACTCCTGAGATACTGACGTGCTTGCAAACCTACCAGGGCGAAACACGCGCAGAAATTTTAGAGCAACGAGCGAAAAATAAAAAGCACGAAGCCACAGAAAAGACTGATGAGGTTTTGCAACCTTTAGGCTTAGTTGAATTGTACGACAAGTTGCAAGTAAAAGAACACGTACCAACCAAAGAAGGCATAGGTACAAGATTAAAAAAGAAAAATAAATGGGACAAATGAATGAATTAATAAGCAATTGTTGCGGCGCACCTAAATTTGGAGAATGGGAAATATGCGCTGAATGTCTAGAACACACAGACTTTATCGAAGAAGATGATGATCACGAAGAGTAAAGCCAAAGTAAAACTTGACAAGGCTTTAAGCGACTACGTGAGAAAATCAAACGCAGATGAATTTGGGCGGGCAAATTGTTTTACGTGTACAGCAAGGAAAAATTGGAAGCTATTAGATTGCGGTCATTTTATAACGCGATCAAAGATGAGTACCCGTTGGCTATATAAGCCTGAAGAGGGCATGGTCAATATGATGCCCCAATGTAAGCAATGCAATTTGACAGGCGGTCAACAGTATTTGTTTGCAAAGAGATTAGACGTAATTTACGGCGAAGGCACAGCAGATAAAATACTGCGCAAGAGCAATGAAACCACAAAATTTAGCATAGCAGAACTACAAGAGATGACTGCATACTACAATGACTTGTTTCGAAAACTTCCTGGTTAAAGAATACGACACCTTAAAAAGGTATGGTGACCGTTTGGTTGGCGAGGCTTGGGGACAAGATTTGCTACACGATATGTCGATTACTTTTTTAAAGAAGGGAGATAAACTAGACAAGCTATGCACACGGAAAGAAATGCTGCCTTACATGAAACGGGCTATGCGCATTGCTAGTTGGCATGAACACGGCAAGTTTTACAAACAGTACAAAGAGTACGAAAAACGAAAAGCGAATTTAGATGTCGAGCAGGTTTCGATAAAAGAACACGAAGTAATAGAGTTAGAAAAACAACAACTTGGAACTGTATTCACTTTGCTTGAAGAGATAAATTGGTTCGACAGAGAGATATTTAAAGCCTATTTTTTACACAGTCACACACTACAAACATTAAGCGATGCCACAGGAATTAACAGACAAACAATCTACAGAAGCATTAGGAAAGCCCAAGCGCACATCAAAGCCAAGACGAAAGAAATCTAAAGGCTTAGGCGATGACATTGAAAAGTTTACGGAAGCCACAGGCATTAAAAAAGTCGTGGAGAAAGTATCGGAAATTACGGGCAAAGACTGCGGATGTAAGAAAAGAAAGGAGTATCTTAATAGAAGGTTTCCCCGTTATGATGGCATGAGCAAAGCCGATCAAAAAATATGGGTAGATGTATTGAAGCCTAAGTTTCAAGAAGGAGCGACAGTTTCATTGGCTTACCAGGAAACGTTCATTGACGTATACCAACGCACATTTGGAATCCGTTTGAAAAAAACGAATTGCGGAAAATGCGTATTAGAAAATCTAGAGCAACTAGAAAAGGCATACGCTATTAGCTGCGACAAATGAAGATACTATGTCCTGCTATACTTGACGGCTACCAACGCAGAAAGGATCGTAGCGTAAGTTTGCGCTTGCTTACCCAAGAGCAGACGAGCCAAGACCTAATGAACATTGACAGTTTGTTAGACACATTCGGCATACTGTACTTTAGGGCTGATGATTCGCCTGAAGACAGCGTACCATTTGAAGAGTTAGACAGCATAGAGTTAGACTTGTACGATAAGAAGAAGACACAGAGCCAAAGGCTACGTGCCGTACTCTACAAGTTGTACAAGCAAGAGGGAGGGGAAGGAGAATTTAAAGACTACTACAAGGTAAAGACAGAGAAAATAATTGAACATTTTAAAAGCAGATTACAAGATGAGTAAAGCATCAATTTTAGCGCACGAAGAAATCAAGCCCAAGAAACTATCTATTGAACAACAGATATATTCTTACCTGGAAAACAATGGCGCAACTAGTCTACAGATGATTGAGTTTCATTTGGGACTAAAGAATCAAACAGCGTCAGCAAGACTAAGCGAGATGCACGACAAAGGCATAGTATGTTTTGATGCCTACGGTTCATATCGGGTGACGCATGATGAAACAGAAAAGAGGGAGGTAGAGTGGCTTCGAATGCGTGACAAATACGAAAAGTGGAAAAAGCAAGGTGTAAAGAATGGGTGGTTAATTAGTGACTTTGATTCCCGAACCAACAAACAATAGAATGAAAACTGTGACAAGCGTAAGCGGCGGGCAATCATCAGCATATATAGCGGCAAACTACCCAAGCGATTACTTGGTATTTGCTTTGGTATGCATAGAAGACCGTAAATGCACTCCAAAGGATGCAAAACTAGTTCAAGCGGTAAGCGATCGAATTGGAAAGGAGTTTATAGCCACGGCAGAAGACGATACTATCCTGCACACAATGTTTGACCTTGAGCAATATCTAGGCGAGTCCATTGATTGGGTCACAGGAGCTACGTTTGACGAAATCACAAGTGGAAAACACGGGAAAGTCTTACCGAGTCCTTTACGCAGATACTGTACCGCACTTATGAAGCTGAAACCAATGTTCGAATGGTGGAGAGAAAAAATAAACGAGCCAGTTAAAATGCAGATAGGATTTCGAGCAGGAGAAGAACGAAGGGCGGCATCTCATTTTAGTAAATGCAATGCAGACGGTCTTTTAGAACAAAAGCATATTGTTGGACAGCACACAAACGGAAACAATAAATGGGCGGAAACAGCGTGGCAAAAGCCAGTTTTTCCAATGATACAGGACGGGATTTACCGCGACAAGATAGTTGAGTTTTGGAAAGACAAACCCGTTCGATTTGCAGAAAAAAATAACTGCGTAGGATGCTTTCACAGAAACCCTATTTTGCTTCGCACTATGTTTGACAAGCACCCAAATAAAATGGAATGGTTTGCAAGTCAGGAGCGAAACCGTACTTATCCGAACGATATATTTCTAGTAGGGAAAGAGACAACTTACGATCAGATAAAAAAACACAAACTACAGCACGCATTATCTTTCAAGGATTTCAGCGAATGCGATTCAGGACATTGCGGATTATGACACATGGATCACTCTTTTCAGGAATTGGAGGCTTTGACCTAGCAGCTGAATGGGCAGGGTTTACTAATGTCTTTAATTGCGAGTGGGAAGAATTCCCCCAAAAAATCCTCAAATACCATTTTCCCAATGCAGAACAATACGCAGACATACACGACTTCGACGCAACTAAGTATAATGGACGAATTGACGTTCTCAGCGGAGGTTTCCCATGTCAAGACGCAAGCATCGCTAAACAACACGGAAAAGGCCAAAAAGGACTTGAAGGCGACAGAACAGGGTTATGGACAGAAATGGTTCGCGCCATCAAAGAAATACGACCCAAATACGTCGCCGCCGAAAACGTATCGAATATTCTCAGAACCAACAATGGACGAGATTGGAGAACAATCCTCGGTGAATTGGATGGAATGGGGTACAATGCAGAATGGAGAGTTACAAGAGCGAGCGAAATCGGTGCCTGCCACCACCGTTCCCGGTGCTACTTGGTTGCTTACCCCAACAGCATCCGACTCAATGAGGGAGAATCTTTCTTCTCCAATGTACTTCAAGAGATACCGCAGAAGCGCAGGCTCTTTGCCGGAACATCTGCATCGGTTGGGGTTTCGTGGGAAACTGAACCCGTTGTTTCCGGGTTGGATGATGGGCTTCCCCAAGAACTGGACGGCATTACCTTTCCAAAGTGGAGAAGAGAATCAATCAAAGCATACGGAAATGCCATAGTGCCACAAGTAGCACATCGTATATTTGAATCTATCAAAGAGTACGAACACCTGTAAATAACAGAAAAAAAACAGACATGGCTAAGTACGATAAAGGACAATCGGGAAATCCTAATGGAAGACCAAAAGGTGCTAAGGGCAAAATATCTAGTGAGGCACGGCAATTGTTTGTCCAGGTAATGGAAGGCGAGATGGATAATATTAAAGATTCATTGGGCATCTTGCGTGAGAACAGCGACGAGAAATACTTAAAGGCTTTAAGCAGTTTGATGCCATACTTTATGCCTAAGCAAGTAGAAACAGACGTAACCATTTTAGAGGCTATTAAGCCCCCTTCGTGGTTTGATGAGGTATGGGATAAGACAGACCAAGAAGATGAGAACCAGACTACGTGAAACAGCCTAAAGCGTACTACGATGTAAAGGGAAGCAAGGCGCGTATCGTTTGCTTGCAAGGAGGGAGCAGAAGTGGCAAGACCTATTCAGTTTTGCATTGCCTGTGCGAATGGTGTTACACGTACCAAAACTCGCAGTTCACTATAACTATCATACGCAGAAGTTTTCCTTCGCTTCGTGCTAGTGTGATGCGTGACTTCTTCAACATCATACAAGAGGCAGGGTGGTATCAAGAGAAGCACCATAACAAGACAGAGAACACGTACAATCTGTTTGGTAACCTAGTACAATTTATAAGTGCCGATCAGCCCGACAAATTTAGGGGCGCAAAGCACCATTTTGTTTTTCTCAATGAGTGTACAGAATTGGCAAAGGAGGTTTTTGTCCAAATTTCTATGCGCTGCCTGTATAAAATTTTCATCGACTTTAACCCAAGTGAAGAGTTCCATTGGATTTATGACACGGTGATACCTAGGGATGACTGCGACTTTTTTAAGTCTACCTACCTAGACAACCCGTTTTTAAACAAGGAGGTAATAGATGAGATTGAAAGACTCAAAGACACAGACGAGAATTATTGGAGAATCTATGGACTAGGGGAAAGGGGCATAAGCAAGGAAACTATATTTCAAACGCACGTCTACGACGAACTGCCTGAGAACGCAAAGCACATAGCATATGGCTTAGACTTTGGATTTGCTGCTGACCCTGCGGCATTGGTTCGAGTTAGTCAAAGGGGAGATGAACTGTACATGGAGGAGTTGATATACAGCGGAGGCTTAACCAACCAAGATTTAGGCGAGAAGTTTAGGACATGGGATATAGGGAGGCATGATGAAATCATAGCAGATAGCGCAGAACCAAAAAGCATAACTGAGTTATCGCGCATGAACTTTAACGTGAAGCCTGCGCGTAAGGGAGCAGACAGCATACGCAATGGCATTGACATAATGAGAAGGCACAAGCTGTTCATCAAGTCAGACAGCCTAAACTTGCAGAAGGAGTTTAGAAATTACAAGTGGAATACTGATCGTGATGGTCGTATACTTCCACAACCTAGGGACGCTTGGAATCATGGCATCGACGCTGTGAGATACTGCTGCCTTAACAAACTAGCACACAGAAACCGTTCATACTACATAAGATGAAAGTAAGCCTACCTGAAGGTTACCACGAAATAACCATAGAGCAATACCAAAACGTTTGGAAAGCATACGAAAAATCTATGAATGCTCACGAGTCAGTACGACTAGCTATCGAGTGCTTAGGAGGACTAGAGCCTGGTTCGCTAAAAAATGCACAATGGCACGAGATAGAAAAGGCAGGAGAATTACTTGCATGGTTTATTGCTGACCCTGACGCTTCAACTATGAAGCAACCATTGCAACAGAAGGTTATGCTTGATAACAGATGGTATGGGTTTATTCCTAATTGGACTACGCTAACAGTAGGAGAATTTGCAGACCTTGATACGTATTGTAACCAAGGGATGTTTGATAATCTGCACGTCATTATGTCCATTCTTTACAGACCAATTGTGCATGAACGCCATGATTGTTACGAGATAGAAACATACGTCCCAAGCAAGGAACGAAAGGCAAAAATGCTTAACTTAAAAATGGATGTAGCTATAGGCGCATTGGTTTTTTTTTGCAACATCGAAAAGGAATTAGCCATCACTATGCAACACTCTTTGAGCAAAAAGGAGCAGACAAAAAAGCTAAAACAATTCACAGTAAATGGGGCTGGTTCTCAACTATCTACGAACTAGCTAAAGGTAACGTGTCAAATATGAATGGGGTAACAGAACTTTATATAGAAGATGTACTGACGTTCCTTTCTTACGAAAAGGATGTAGCGGTACAAAAAAACATCAAGGTAGATGCAAACAATACAAGACATTAACAACGCTTTACAAACGATAGTAGATAACCACGATCAGCTAAAAAGTTTTCATACGTATACTATCGATACGTTGGACATGGAAAAGTTGAACGTGACTGATTACCCGTTGCTGTATGGACAATGTACTGGAGCGACAATGGAAGGCGGGGCTACTGTTTTTACTTTCGAAATCATTGTAGGAGACTTAGTGATTGAAAAACAGCAAGAAGTCATGACTGAGGTTTACACAGAAACGTATTTAATCTTGCAAGATGTAGTATCTCAGTTCGTGTTTAACGTTAGTCAAAGCAGCGAAATCTCTAATACTTGGAGTTTTGAATTGCCGTTAAACTGCACACCGTTTACAGCCAGGTTTGATAACCTGCTCACAGGGTGGAGTACGCAGTTTGATATTAAGCTGCCTACGCCATTGAATCTCTGTATTGCCCCCTATGACTAAGTTAGAAGTGCAAATAAATGTAGGCGAGAATACATACCTGCTGAAGATGCCTAAGTTTTTACGAGCCGTAAACGATTTAGGAGCAAGCGTTGTGTCAAGAGCAAGAAACATTTTGTCAGAAAAAGACAAGGTAGTTACGGGTGCTTTATCAGATTCGTTAGGCTTTGAAATACTAGAAACATCAACGGGAATTACTTTGTCTTTTGGTGGTAGCGTCCCTTATTGGGATTTTGTGGAGCAAGGAGTTAAAGGCGCAGCTTCATCAGAAAAAGCACCTGACAGCGAATATCAATTTGGAAGCGGCACAGGGAAGAAGGGAGCATTGAAGCCTGCTATTAGAAAATGGATAACGGATCGAGGCATAAGTAATCAATCCTGGAGAGATAAGAAAGGAAGGTTTTTGAGTTACGATGCTATGTCGCAAAGGATAGCAAGAAGCGTTTACTTGACAGGCATTAAGCCAACAGGTTATTACGCACTAGCATTTGACCAAACCGAAAAACAAGCAGAACGAAAACTAAGCACAGCCTTAACAAACGATTTGCAAGTCTTTTATGATAGCAACTTTGGAAAGGAATACACAATCATTTACAATATCGGATAATGGCATATAACGTAAATCAGACAAGCACAGGGTTGCGCGGTTCGTATGATGATTTAATCTACGTGGTAGAGGATGACACAAATACAGGAGAGCCTAAATACAGATATGCTTGCTCTGTAAATGTAGGAGGAGTACCACAAGCTATTCTTCGTCAGCTACCTAACAATGCAGACTGTGCAGTATTTAATCCTCGAATTATTGCAGCGCAGTTTGTGAAGCCTGATGAAGACAAATGGTTTTTAGGTCAGTCATTAGGTAATTTACTTAGTACAAACACAAATGCCTTTAAGACTGTAACAATGCGGTTTGGTTATCAGTACGCAGCTAGTGCTTCACTTGAGCCTGTGCTTACATTGTTACCTGCAACAGATCAAACTGTGGAATTGGTGTCAGGCAATTTTACCTTACCTACGTCAACGGTAATTGAAACGACAGACAGCGCACAGTACATACCCGACGATTCTAATGCTTTGTTTCTTTCTGATGCGCCATTGGTAGCAGGCGTATATACAAACTACGTAGTTTACGACACAGGCAAAACGAATTGGGCAGCTTTAGCCTTTATCAATACTTCCGCATCTACTGCAACCTATGTTAGAATTCGATACTTTAAGAACGCAACTCAATTAAGTACAACTGAAATAGAAAATAGCGTTGCCAATGGAGGTGTGCCACCAAGTACCGTAAGCGCAGATACAGAACGCCTACTGTACTTAGGTGTAGGTACAGCGAATTTAAATGGCTATTCAGGTCAATCATCACCAGCTAATCCCGCCAATCAATATTGGACTCATTATGAGATTACGCTATTAGACGGATTAGGCGGTAACGCAGTATCAGCTACCTATAGGTTTGAGCGTTTAGACTGCAACAAGTTCCAACAAGCAGGGGAGTTTTACACGTTGCATTGGTGGAACAGCAAAGGCGGCCTAGACAGTTTAGTGTTCAATGGCAAGTCGCAATTAAGCCAATCAATTAAGCGAACGGAGTATAGGCAAATTGGAGGCAATAGTTATGATGCAAATGGTCTAGGTGCAACGGCTTACAACAAGTACAGCTACGAAGAAGGCAAGACACAATCAAACATTATAACTACTACAACCTTTAGTTTAAGTACGGCGTTTGGGAATCCTGAAGTTCTTAGTCCCTTGATGATGTCGCTAATGAATAGCGAGCGCGTATACATGACAGGCAGCGATGACTACGGCACGAATTCTACGGGAGCAGATAAAAACAAAGCGGTACGAGTTGCAGTTAGCGACACATCGTTTCAACGCAAGACATCAGTTAGCGATGGTTTGACATCGTATCAAGTGCAGGTAGAAATTTCACGATTACGACCAACTAGGTAATGGTACAATTAATAGCTACTTCTCAAGACGGAAGCGACCAGGTACAATTAGACACGCCTAAAGTACCGATTCAGTTAAACTTTCATTTCCAAGACCTAGCAAATCCCTTTGCTAACCGAACGCCCTACAGCTTCAATTTTAAGCTGCCTGCTACTCGTGAGAACCTTAAGTTCTTTTCGTACTACTACGACTACAACGTTAGCTTAGGTACGTTTAAAGCAACAAAGCGAACTAACGTAGATGTCTACGACAACGGCATTTTGGTAATGTCAGGTATCATGCAACTGTTGAGCGCAACAGAAGACGAGTATACCGTAGTAGTTTTTGAGGAGTTAGCTAAACTGTTTGAGACGATTAAAGACTTATCGTGGGAGCAACTGTTTATCACAGAGGCAGGAACGGTAGATACTGATTTAGATCACAGTCTAACGTGGACAAACATAATCGACAGTTGGACTCTAACGAATGATGTTACGTCAGGTAACGTAGGAAATGGTGTCATTGTTTATCCTCTCGCTGACTACGGCCTAAACGCAACAAACAACGCAAACAACGAAGGAACGAGTACAGGCTTTACATACGCTGGGCCAGGCACGGGTATGGATAACAACAGCAACTATACTCAATCCTTAGCAGCTAAAAACTTTAAGCCTGCCATACGTATACAGTACCTAATTAAATACATTTTTGAATACGCAGGCTTTGTATACAACAGCACGTTTTTTGATAGCGCAGACTTTCAGAAGATTTATATGTTTCTTGCAACGGAAACAGAGCGCGTAAAATCAAGGGCTACATACGGATTTCGTACAGGGCTAACTACTGCTTATGATATACCGATTGCTCAAGCGGGCATATGGCAAAGCCTTGTGTTCGATTATGAAACGGGTAGTCCCTACTATGACCCTGACGGGCTAGTAACTAACGGAGTATTTACAGCACCCTATGACGGTTCGTACCTTTTAGCTACACGCTTATTCGTTAGAACAATTGCAACCACTAGTTCGACTGACTTTACAGTTAGAGTGCGTATGCAAGTAAACGGAGGGAATGCCACAAGCTATCCAATTTATTGTGACCCAACGGTAGTAAACACAGTTGATCATCAATACTGGCTAGACCTAAACGCGGGTGATGTGGTTTCTGTTTCTGCTCTTTCGAACAATTCGTTTGATACAGTACAGATTACATCAGATGTCACTAATGGGCAATCGTTTTTTAACCTCATTAATTTCTCAGGGTCAGTTGGTTTTGTCGATGTGTCTGCTAATTTTCCAAATAATGTAACCGTCGATAAGTGGTTAAAAGCCATATTCGAAAAGTTTAACTTACGCATGGTTACTGATCGAGATTCAGTAGGCACTATATATGTTGAGCCGTGGAATGATTGGTGGGACTCAGGAGAAAAAAAGGATTGGACAAACAAAGTAGACGCAGACAGCGTAACGATTGAGCCAACGACTAAGTATCAAAAAAAATCAATCACGTTTGCAGACGGCGAAGGCGATGACTTTTTGAATCAATGGTATCAGCACCATAACCAACGAGTAAAAGGAACGTACATATTTGAGAACGAAGACAATGATTTTTCTACAGGCGAAATGGAAACGAGCGATATTTTCCAGCCTTTACGCAATAGAAAAATATATACATGGATTCAAAATACAGGTACAAGTCAAGTACCTAACGTGCTTTGTCCTGCTTTTTGGGTTTGGTCTGACGGGAGCAACGGGAGCATTTACATTAAAGAATCTGTAGCTTGTAAGCCTGTGCTTGCGTATTACAACGGATTGCAAAATATAGGCAACGGAGCGACATTTAACTATGGAGGTACAGCGGGTACGACCTTTCCATATTTTGCTGAATACAATACATACGGAGTAACTACAGCTACTCAGTCTTTAAGGTGGGGCTATTCTTACCCTGACAATTTAGAAATGCCTGCGGTAGGAGGATACACAAATAAATATCTGTTTACTACGTACTGGCTACGTATGATGAACGAAATCTATAGTGATCAAAGCCGATTGATGACTGCCAATTTTTCGCTGAACGCTACAGATATATATGATTTAAAGTTCAACGATTTCCTGTATATCGAAGGTGCATATTGGAAGCTGCTAAGTTTAAAAAACTTTACGCTTGACGGGGAGAAGCTATGCTATGCAGAACTAATCAAAGTCATTGATGCACCTGCTGCTAGAATCGATGGTAACTGCGCCTTACAAGTTGACTCATTTAATGATGATGGAACGGTCAATTTCATCGATGCTAAAACGGGAGTGTCAGCACCTGCTACTGCTGAATGCTGCACAATAAATGGTTACGTTTGGAGCGAATCAGCGCAAGAATGTTTTATTTCACCAGGTAACGAAAATGGCGGCGGCGGCACAAATCCAATTGGAACTTACCCTGAACCTATTAGCGGATTTATAAACGCACAAACAGGATTGGGTATAGGGACAAACGTTCCTGTGCAGGCTTTTAATTCTACTGAAATATCGGGCGGCACATATAGCTTAGAATTGTTTGCACAAACAACGAGTGCTTCAGCAGTTGCAGCTGCAAGTAATCAAGGGCTATCGTTGTTTAATGTAGGCGATGACAGCATAACGTATATCACATACGACATTACGACAATTGAAGTAGGGGGAGGCAATGGAACGTTAGGAAACACAGCAAACTTTACGGCGCGTACAGCTATAGCTAACACAAGGTCATCAGCCGCAGTAGGTTGTACTCTACGAACAATAGGCAACCCAACAATTATAAATAATGAGAGTGACGGAGGCACACACAGCACAATCAGCATAGGCATTAATCAGCGATCGGCAGGTGCTACAGCTACGTATTCTTTGCAATGCACAGGCCAAGCAAATGTAATTGAGCAATGGTTTATCCGTGCAACAGTACAAGTAGTTCAAATCAATGATGCTGAAGTAGTTTTAGAAACGCCTGCTTACTTCAATTTGTCAAGCAATACGGCAATTACTTTAAATGTCAGCCCTACACAAACCTTAGCCTTTAACGGTGGGGGGATTGCGCCGTCTCCTCCTCCTGCGTTTACGGGATTATTAAACGAGAGTTACGGAAGCGGAGCAGCTGCGGCATATTCTACGCGAAGGCTAAACGGCAACATTACCGAGTGCATGGTGATTCGTAGGGCATCTGATTCTACTACTCAAACGATTGGGTTTGACGGTTCAGGAAACATCAACGAGGCAGATATTATTTCGTTCTGCACAGGCACAACTTGCACGGTTTATCAATGGCTGGATCAGTCAGAAAACGGGAACACGGCAACAGCGGCGGCGCAAGCTAACGAACCGACGATATACACGGGCGGGGCGTTGGTGAAGGAGAACGGAAGGGTGGCGATAAACTTCGACGGAAGCGATGACGCTTTATTAACTGGAACTTTTTCTTCAATTGCGCAACCTGTAACGTGGTATGCGTTAGGAGCGCAAGACTCAGCGAGTACAGGCATTCAGGGTTTTTTTAGAACAGGTACAACCCCACATAGTTACAGCTGGGGAGAAGTAAATAAATGGGTAAAATTATATGCGGGTACAGGATTAGGCTCTGCATCTGGATTTGAGGTTAGCAGAGGCCCTTTATATCTAAGCACAGCACTAGCGAACGGCACTTCTTCGTCGATACATTTGAACGGGACACAAGCTGCAACAGGCAACGCGGGAACAAATCCAGTCATCGGAGTATTGGAAATAAGCAGAACGCAAAGCACTAGATATTGGCACGGAACGCAACAAGAGTTGTTATTGTTCAGCAAATCCACAGACCGCACATCCATCGAATCCAACATCAGCGACTACTTCACCCAAAACACGCCACTACTCGACACGTATACAGGAGCAGCAGCTTGCTATTCTTTGCGATTGATGCGCACCGCCCACACGGGTGCTTTGATTCGAGTTAGACGCAGTAGCGACAATACAGAACTTGACATAAATGCGAACGTATTCGGTGAACTCGATACCGTTTCGCTTTTGGACTTCGCAGGTACGGGAGATGCGTTCGTAAAGGTCTGGTATGATCAAAGCGGAAACAGCAACGACGCGACGCAGACCACGACAGCGAGTCAACCTCAAATCGTTTCAAGCGGTGCGGTAATCGTGGAAAACGGGAAGCCTGCGGTTGAGTTTGATGGAAGCAATGATGGTTTAAATAACGCAAGCAATTTAAGAGCTTCGGCAGGCGCGTCTTCGGTTTTTATGATTAAAAACATTCCGCAAAAAATCGGGGGAAGTTCAAGCGAACAGCAAAACCCGTTTGCTTTCTATACTGTCCAGCGGCACTTTATGGGCGGCACAACGGATTCATTTTATGGTCCTCTACAAATTAGCACCAACACAACTACTAACGAATCTATTGAATTTGCAAGTGCAAATTTAAACGGGCAAAGTTTATTCACGAGCATTTGGGACGGAACGTCTCAACTCTCGAATATCGATGACGTGAGCCTCCATATTGATGGAACACAAGAAGCGCAAACCGCAAGCACCGCGCCCTTGGGAATAACGGCAAGCGGAACGAATTCTATTGGATATAGACACGATATAAACAGCCAATACGCAGAAGGCACGATTCAAGAGTTGGTAATTTATACCTCCGACCAATCCACCAACCGCACGAACATCGAGAGCAACATCAACACCTTCTATTCTATTTACTAATGGACGGCTATATAATCGTACTCCCTGAAGGAACGCTAACAAGCGAACACCGAGCCAAAGCCATAACGCGCGAACTGTACAACATCACCGCGCCGTTGGTCACACAGGAACCGTATCAAAAGGACGGGACGGTATTCGGCGTTATCGAACACCCTGACGGCATTCAATTCGCTTTGCAGGTAGACACGGAGTACACTATAGCTGTTAACCCATTGGCTACGCTTGAGAAGCTAGTTACGCTTATGCTTGAATTAAGTGAGTTAGAAATACGAGAACTTTCTAGTTACGTTTTAAACGCGCAGTCATTCCCGTTTGGGGCTATCATCCCAAGCACTACAACTGTACGTGACCAGGCGTATATGATCGAACATGGTTGGTTCCCTGAAAATCCCGAATAATGAAATATTGGATTAACGCGATAGGATATGGTATTCCCTCAGCTATACGTTTAGCGCAAGACGAAGAGCAAAAGGGAAAAAAAATATGGCTGCATTGGTATGGGCGATACGCCTTAAACGTTAGTGCGCTGAAAAAAATTAACTTAATACTGAAGAACCGATGAGCGTAAAAATGGACTTTGACCTAGTTGGTAAAGACAACATTACAGGCCCTGTTGAAAAGGCAACTAAATCATTAGATGAGTTACAGGAAAAAGCAGAAGAAGCAGGAAAAAAAGTTACAAAGGGTGGTAAGGAAGCTAAAAAAGATTGGGAGGGAGTAGCAGATTTATTTGGGGGTTTGTTGCCTAGGAGTTTAACCAAAACAATACGGCAATTTAAATCTACTAAGCGATCAATTGGAAGGCTTAGTAAAGGATTCAAAGGTTTAAAAAGTGCTATTGCTTCAACAGGAATTGGTTTACTTGTAGTTGCTTTAGGAGAGTTAGTTGCTAATTGGGATAAAATTACAGGAGCAATAACAAGGGCATCAAGTGAAACAGAGGATTTAGTAGCAGAAAATAAAGAGTTAGTTCAAGCAGCAAAAGACCAACTAAGTTATATAACCGACATTGAAAACATCTTACGGCTGCAAGGAAAAACAGAAGAAGACATTTTAGCTTATCGTATGCAGGCTACAGACGAGGCAATCGCAGCGCAAAGAATTATGATTGATTCGTTGAAGCAGCAGCAAGAAGAGCAGGTTAAGGCCGCAGAGACTTCTGAAAAGGTGGCGCAGGCTATGATTGCTCTGCTGTCATTGCCAATTACTTTTGCTCTTGCTGCTATAGATGACATCACAGGGGCGTTGGCAGAGCTTGGTTTAATGGATGAAGGAACTGATTATTTGCAAGCATACCTTGATGCGGGAACAAAAGCACTTGGTTTGGACGCAGGGAAAATTGCGGAAGACGGACAAGAAGCAATTGATGAAGCAGAAGATCAACTTCAACGTTTAGAAAATACACGCGCAGGCTATCAATTACGAGCAAACAAAAACGAAGCAGACGCAGAAGCTAAGGCACAAAAAGCACGAGATGATGCGGCTAAGAAAAAAGAAGATAATGCTAAATACTTAGCAGATCGGTTACTTCAGATACAGCAAGATATGTATCTAGCAATGATTGAGGATGACATAACGCAACAAAAGGAAAGGCGCAGATTGCAGTATGAAGCCGACCAAGCAGAACTAAAAGCCAGGGGTGCAACGTTGAGTCAGTTGTTAGTTTTAAAGCAACAGTATGATATGGATATTGCGGCTATAGACCAACAAGCACAAGACCAAAAGGACGCTAAAGAAAAAGAGCGTTTAGACAAAGAAGCACAACTGAGAGAGGAGTTGCGGCAAAAAGATTTGACCGATAGGCAGCTAGAAGAAGAAGCGGCTTTTGCTGAATTTCAAAGAAGAGAAGAATTAGCAGGCACAAATGACGCTTTGGTACTTGAAGCATTTGAAGCATTTCAAAAACAAAAGGAGGCTATAGCAAAGAAGTATAATGAAAAAGAGATTGAAGACAACCAAGAGGTAATTGACTTAGAGATTCAAGGCAGACAAGCCTTAGCTAAAGGGGTAATGGGTCTCTTTAAGGAGATGGGAAAGTTAGGCGAACAAAATAGTGAGCAACAAAAAAGATTAGCAATAGCAGACATTTTGTTAAATCAAGCAATAGCAATGTCTTCTGCAATTAGAGGTGCGCAAGCAGCAGCAGCCGCAACAGGCCCTGCTGCACCTGTAATGACTCCTATTTTTATGGTACAGATGTTAGGAATGGTTTTAGGTGGTTTTGCAAGTATTAAAGGAGTCTTAGCGCAAGCAGGGACATCGGGAGGTAGTGTAGGCGGCGGTAGTGGTCAAACACGCTCAGGCTTTGCTACGCAGAACACAGCACCTATGCCTGCACGTTTAGACTCACCTGATATGCAAGCCTACGTAGTACAAAGTCAATTAGAAGGGCAAGCAATGCAAGCATCACAATTAGCTTCTAAGACTACCCTTTAATTTTACGGGTTGGTGTTACGGTCTTTTATATGTATATTATAGACACAGAACTAAGTCATGAAAAAAACAGAACTAGGTTATAACGGTTGGGCAAATCATGCTACTTGGCTTGTAGCCGTTTGGGAATACATCGATTTGTTTTCAGAAATTTATTTTGAAAATGGCGATAAGCCTGAAGATGTAAGCGAACGAGATGTTGAAGAAATGTTCTACGATTATGTCGATAATGAAATTCCTAGTAGCGGTATTATTTCTGACATGGTAAGTAACGCAACGTCAACAATCGATTGGCGGGAAATTACAGAACACGTTAAGGATCAATTACAAGATAGGATTCTAGATAATTTCTAATGAACAAGAATCGTATTGTCATGGATTATTATGAGCAATGGGGCGAAGGCTCTGAAGGCTTGGCTATGGCAATTAGTAACGTGCGCATGGATGATATAAACGCAGTAGGTCACTTAAATAAGCTGCTGAAAAACGCTGAAGAATACGCATACGATGGTAACGTATCTTACGTGGAAGATTTGCTTTATGATGCACACGCTGAGGCTATGCTTACTTCCGATCAAGAATGGATTGAGGCGTTGCTAAACCTTACGGCACAATATTAAAAACAGAGATATGAGAACAACAGAACAGATTGCTCAACTATTTGAAAACATGGGTTATGTAATTGATTACGTAGTAGGAAACACCATTGAAGTAGTAAAGTATGACGGCAGCGATTGGACAGACCGAGAATTGGATATGTTATATGATGAAGCAGGTATGTATGACAGCGTTCGAGTAAGTCAAATTTATAATGACCCTAGCGTTGCCCAAGTCGAAGTAGGGGTATAACCCAGTTGACGAAAAGAATTAGGACATGGAATATGAATTGGAAATAAACGTTTACGGACAGGACGAAGACCACGTAACACGCGAATTGAAAAAAGACGGTTTCTCTGATAATTGGAGCAACAACAACCCTAACGAATATGGGGTACTGTATTTTTACAACGATGGTGTATACGGAAATTCAGTAGTTGTCACCTTTGTTCTTGAAGAGTACGAAGACCGTTATATCGATGAACTGATTGACTACTTAGAACGGGATCTGAGATGGGAGATTGGATATTAAAAACAACAGAGATATGATTGACGATATAATTTACGAGCTTGAAGGAAATGGATATGATGTTACAGATGAGGGAGGCAATACCTTATTTGTGAGTGTGTTGGATACTGTATCGCCAGGGCCAGGAGGCATTTACAACATGATGCCAAATGAAAATATGTTGGACGATATTTACGAAACTGCTTCGATGTATGCCGCAGTTAATGTATTTATTGACCGTGGAGCGAGAGGTGTAGTGGTAGAAGTTTTACGCTAAACAACAGAGATATGCAGGTTTTAAAAAATTTTTTAAGCGGTGCAACGCAAAGCGAAGCACTAGGTGTAGTTTATTCTTGTTTGGAAGATGCAAATGCGCATTCTGAAAACAGAAAATTAGAACAAGCATTTGGGAACATTGATTATTCTTATATGCCCTACGACGCTGCGTCACACGTTACAAGTGCCGTTGGTTACAACATAGACGAAGTAATAGATGAACTAATCGATGCTTTAGATATGACTGGCTTTAGAGATATAGCTGATTTTTTATCGCAATTTTAAAAAATGGAGCGCAAACTTGTTGAACTACTTATCGAAGAAGGTTCGAGTGCATGGGGCGTAGAGGCAATTAGCCTTGTAAAGTTTCCTGCAATCGAAGAGAACTTTGTTTTCTTTAGCAAGGACGGCAACACACGTGCCATGAGTTTAGCTGCTGTAGACGAAGACCAGCGTACAGTAGTGGGTGCAGCTTTGATTCCTGACAAACACATTCCTAGGATTGACGAAAATACCGATGAAGAATACGATGTGTACTTCAGTAAGGAAACAGTCAAATTAGCGAGTGAGTTATTTCTAAAGCAGAACCGAACTAACGACCATACTAAAGAGCATCTTGAAAAAGTAGATGATGTAAGCGTAGTTGAAAGCTGGATCGTAGAAGACCCTGAACTAGACAAAAGCAAAGTATACGGGTTTTCTGTTCCTGAAGGAACATGGATGGTAAAACTTCAGGTAGCTAACGATGAAGTTTGGAGCGAGATTAAGGAAGGCAAGCTCCGAGGCTTAAGCATCGAGGGCTATTTCTCAGATAAAGTAGAAGAAATGAGTAAGTCGCTATCTATGAAAAAAGTATTTAAGAAATTGTGGTTTGCTGTCAAGCGTAAATTTTACCAAGAGGTGACGCTAAGTGAAGGCTTTACGATTGCTACTGAAGATGAAAATCTTACGGCGGGAAGCGTAGTGTTTAAAATCGACGAAGAAGGATTGCCTGCTGAACTTCCTAACGGTAAGTACACTACTGAAGCAGGCGTAGAACTAGAAGTTTTTGAAGGCGTATTGACAGAGTACGATAACGAAGTAAAGGCAGTCGAAGATGCAGTCGAAGAAACGGAGATGGAAGTAGTAGAATTAAATCAGCGTAAGGTCAAGTTCTATACAGCGTACCTAAAGCGTAAATACTACAACACCTACGGATGAATCCTTTAATCGATAGAATTTGGTCTACTTGGACAAACACGAGTCAGGAAGAATTGCTTTTAATGCTACGTGAATTTCGGTTTGACTATTTTTTTGAGGACAGTTTTTTACACGCTTTAGACATTGTCGAAGAAGCAATTTTAGAGGAGGACTACGAACGAGCAATGATTATTTTTCAGGAGATGAAGCCGTCAGGTATTTTTCTGCCGAGGGACTTTGACTTGTTTATGGAAATTTTAGACGAAGCCAATTATGGGTATTAACAACCAACATATATTTAAAAAAATGCGTAACAGAAAATTCGCAGAAGACGAGGTAGTCGTTGAAGAAGAAACTACCGTGACTGAAGAAACCGTGGAAGAAAGCCTCGACTACCACGATCAATTTGTATCAATTTTAGTTGACATGGGGCTGTCAGCAGAACAAGCTGAAGCTGTGCATACGATGGCTATGGACTTAATCGATGCAGGCGAAGGCGAAGAAATCACAGAAGAAGTGAGTGAAGAAGTAAAAGTCGAGGCTTCACGCCAACGACGAAACCGACGAAGCCAACGAGCAGAATTTTCTCGTGGGCGTTCAGCACGACCAGAGCGTCGTGAACTATCCGCTACGGATAAAATGGAACAACGATTGAATCGCTTGGAGCGTTCTAACCGTGCTTTGCGTAGTCAGCTACGCGAATTCGGGGCAGCACCTGCTACCCGTGGAGTACGAACTGCGCCAACGCAATTGTCTCAATCCAAGGTCAAACCAAATCTTAGTGCGCCAACAGCGGCTGCATTGGAGATGATTAATAACTACCGATAATGCGACATAATTATCCAACAGTACAAAATCGTGCAGTACGTAGGCAGTTTAACAACCCTGAAGTTTTACCTAATACTACGTATGCAGGTGTGCTTGCTGCGCCTTTCGTTGCCCCTGCCCTTAAATTGGCTGACACGTTAAACAAAGGTTTTGTTCGTCAGATTGACGGCATCCAAAACAAAGCCGTTATTTCTAGCTTTTCTTCTGATACAGGAGTAATTCAAGCTGCGAGTTGCGAT